TTTACATATCCTTCACCTTTATTCCTTGTGTTCCAATACACAACTTGCTGGACATTTAAAACATTCCATTCTCTTGCAGAAAAAGGTAGTATACCTTTCTTATTTAAACTATCGGCAACTGCCTGATGTATATTCATTTTTTTGATCTTTATCATAATTAATTTTTATTTAGTTCTCTTTCCATTTCTTCGGTAATAATTAGATACTCCTCGTATTCTTCTAATTCATTCCATTTTCTTTTTGCTTTCAAATATAGTTCAATTTCATTTTCTGAAAATGTTATCTGTTCGCAAAATCTTGATCTGTCTAATAAATCTATCCATCGGAATAAATAGGTTTTATTTTCCATATCTAAAAAGGTAAATCTTTAATGTCTTTTATAGGCATTGATTTTCCTATCTTAAAGTTGCCCAATATTGGTGCATTCTTTTCGGGAGTTTTTACTCCATCTTGTGTCAAGAAACCAAAATTTCCATAATTATCAGGATCATCTTTTAAAAATCCACTAATGTTAAGGTATGTACCTTTCTTGCCTTTGTAAAATTTTGACTCATCTAATAAGTCTACATTAATTGAAATGCTTACTAACTTGCTCATTTGGTTGGTTGGTTAATTGTGAAACTTAATTTTTTAGTACTTAACAATGGTAATATATTTGGATTTGATTGAATGTCAGCTAAATTATCATTGTAGAATGATACACATCCATCGATTGAATCAAGACTATCAATAATAGTCTTATAATATTGTAATGGCTTAGATTGTACTTGTATTGGCTTTGCCTCCACTTGTGTTCCAGCTGCATCTAAATCCTTGTCAGTAATTAATCCAAGCATTGATGATAAAGAATACCTACGGTAATAAGTAACTCCAGAACCATATGATTGGTAATCATTCATTGCTCCTAATTTAACCTTTGGAATGATTGTAAACGATTCTAATGATTCACCTGACTCAACATGAAAAAGAATAGTTTTGATGCCTTCATTTTCAAGCAATTGGCTAAAGCATAACCCATTCTTTTTAAGCAATGGATTGATAACAGAAAAGATTTGTGGAAGATCGGCATAAGTGTAGTTATGGCCTTTGGTATCCTTATGAATGACTGGGCATTCATTCTGAAAATTAGATAATGATTTAATTAGGTTTTTCATGTTAGTCTTGGTTTAACTCTATAAATTTTGATTTGTAAACTCTTTCTTCTCGATATACTTTAGACCAAAAGTCTTCGAACCCCTCGCAATACCAAGTACAATGATAATACCCAGCTTCATCTTGAAATTTTGCTTTATACTTATGCATGGCCTGTGATGATTGGGATGATGTGACAATACAAAATGTAAATAAAAATTGTGATGGCAATCATACCAATTAATCCTTCTCGATCTTCTTGGTAAAATTCTTTGAAAAATTTAATGATTTTTTTCATTTGATTTAAGTTTTTAAAATAGCTTCGTTGCTATCTTGAAACAAATATAATACTAATATTTTAAATAAAAAAACTTTATATAAATTTATTTTAATTATTTATTAGACATAAAAAAATCCCCACCGGTAAGACCAATGAGGAAATTAAGACCAAACTTAAACCCTTTAACCTATTATGAAAATCAAATATAATACTAATTTACAATTTTCCCATCCCTGATCTGAATATTATTTACTTTACTTTTACCTTCATTTATTTCTACTATTGCAAAACCATGATTATGCATACTAAATGGCATATATTTAGGACTCAATACAGTTAAGCATCCAATAGAATAAGTATTTATAAACTCTTTAAAACCTGTTTTTTTCTGTGTATTGCTGGTCCTATGAACGTGTCCTATTAATGTATTGCAAATTGTTTTGTTAAATAGATTCTGACTTGGATTAACTCCGCCACCTCCGTACAATTCATGGCCATGTAATACTAATAGATCTCCCATCTCCATTCCTTGCCAATCCTCAATCATTGTAATACCTAATTTATCTAACCTAAAAAATACATCAAATTGTAAATCATGTATTTGCGCAAATTCTTCAGCTTGTAATTGTAAAGATCTTGCAAATCTATTTTCGTGATTTCCTAATTTAAAATAAATAGGTATATCTCTAAATATATCTCTAAGCCTTTGCAGAAATTCTCTATTCATTTCCACTTCTCTTTTGAAATCCCTTTTGTCGGGGTCGCGTTCAAAACGACTTATAGCATAAAAATCAAAGCAATCTCCCGCCAGATAGAGGCAATCAATTTTTTGGTCCTTTAAATGTTTAATAGCACAGGTAAGCGCAGTAAGATCATGGTATGGAAAATGAATATCTGATAATATTCCTATTTTTTTTAAATGACTTGGTAGTTTTGCCGATGTATATTCTTCACCTAAACTTGCTTCTATTCCAAAATTGTTAAGTGTTTCAAGATTATAATTTACGACTACTGGTGGCAATTCTAGGTTTATTGATTGTGCTGATCTTTCTTTTGATAAAATTCCATTAGCAATCATATACTTTCTTAAAGAATCCCAAGATTGATACCCATACATGGTATGGAATGTAATATAGAAATCTTTATTAGTCATATTAGTAGAGTAAAAATGCTCTCTAATCTTTGTGACTTTATCGGCTTTGTTCATATTCTTCCATTAGTGTGTCAACAAGAAATTCTATGTTGTTTAATATCTTCATTCGTAAACCATAGGCCACATCATCTATGTACTCTATGTTTTGCATTACATCCATCATCGTTTCTAATAAATCAGATGTTTTGGTCCTTCTATTTTCAAGCTGCTCAATAGTTTTTGATTTCATTAATAGATGAATTTAAAATAAACCCAAACAGATATTAATAAACCTTGAATTAGCATTATAATTATGGCCCATGTTGGAATAACTTCTCTTACAATTCTTTCAAAAGTTACGTGCTGACTATCTTTTAATCGAGATTGATATTGTTTTTCGTATATATTCTTAATTGAATCTATATCAATTGTGGCTTTAATACTTCCCTTGTAAGACCTTATAATTATGCGACCTTGTGGAATGGTTATCTTGCTATAAAATCGTGTCAGAATACCTGCTGAATCGCATGGATTTTCAACTATTAAAGTATCTTTAACACTATCATAAATATGAACTATCTTTTCTGTCCTAAAAGTATCTACTTTAATGATGGTTTTTTGATTTTCTACCTTGCTAGTCTTACAAGATATAATAGCAAAAACTATAAACAAAAATGTTAATTTTTTCATGAAAAATAAAGATTAGATTCTGCTTGTCTTCGTAATGTTAATCCTTTTACCGGAACTCCTTTAACTTTGTTCCAAATTAAAAATTGGCTTTCAATAAATTTGTCGTTAGGATCAGCATTTACTTTTTTAAGTAAAGTGGAATTTTTTAATGCACCGGTACCTACGTTATAGGCAAATGAAACAAGCGCATCAAATTGTTCTTGTGTAATATCATCCCTTGTGAATGAGTCCACAGATGCTTCGTAATGCTTTAGCACATTTAAAAATATTTCTGTTGCTCTTGCTTGACTAACTTCTGGGTCCGTCATCTTTACTTTTGTCCCATCTTCATAGTATGTACATCCTATTGATATGGTGGCAATGCCAGCTGGACATAAGTAAGGTTTTAATTTAATACCCTCAAATTGCTTTAGTAGGTCGAGTCCTTTTTGGCTTATCTTCATCAAGTTTGCTTCTTAACTCTATGTTTTCAGTTCTTAAATTATGGATTTCGGTAGTCAAAGTTTCAACCTTGATTTTTAATTCAGCAACTTCTTGCTTCATATCATTTGCCATCTCTCGCCAAATTTTAATCGCCTCTTGGACATTAGTAATCTCACCTGCCTCAACTTCAACTTGCTCTTTCTTTCTACCAAATATCCATGTAATTGCAGATGCAAAAAATGCAGTTAATGTAGGTAAGATTACTTCGTTCCAATTTTCCATTATTTCTTTAATGCTTTTAAAATTTGTGCTTTGGCAATGATTGGAAAATCATTATCCTTAATAAATGAATTAAATATTTCAAAATCAGAAGAATCTAAATCTAATGATTCCCCTTTGTTTAAACCTAATGCCCATTCCCAAAACTTTAATGGATCTCCTTTTGCTTGCTGAACTAATGCGTTAGCAACTACTTTACCTGCGTTTGAACTTGGAATGGCATTACCATCTAAATCCAATAAATCAAAATTTAAATCAATTTTCATTTTTTTGTTTGTTTAGTTTAAAAATATGTAAATGTACTATAATTCTGCAGTTTGTGTTGTAGGTGCAATATAATCACCTATAATAACAAGGTTTAAACATTTTGCTATGTAATCCCAAGCATCATTATCAATAAGCCATTCTGTATAATCTTCCCTTGTCATTGATAAATTTCCTTGTGTTAATATTTCACCTTTAGTGCCATCGGAATTTTGTGTGGATAATCCATAATAAAATGTAGCCGATTCATTAAGAATTAAATTAACTACATAAGCATCTAAAATAAATGCTTTCTTATTTACTCCATTATCCCAAATTGATACTTCGTTAATTAGTTTCATAATATTAATTTTAAACTGATGTTATTGTTTGCCATGTAGTTGAGAATACGCATAACTTTCCAAGAGTAGTATCAAATACAGTAAGTCCTGTTGCTGGAGTTGAAATTGCATTCTTTTGAGTTGTAGTCATTCTTGGAGGCAAGAATCCTTTTGTTGTAGAATCAGCCTGTAATTGTGCAGATGCATCAGTGGCTGTTCCTCCTGTAATTACTGCTCCATATAACGCAGTTAGTGTTGTAGAACTATTTCCTAAAACAGTAGTATTACTACCTAAACCTGTGGTTGTGTTTCCAATAACAATTTGGTTAGTTTGGCTATCTGCAAGTGCCTTTGTACTAATACCTATAAATATTGAATTATTTCCAGTTGAATTATTAGTTGAACCGTTAGCAATATAAGTTCCTGCCGAAAAACCTAATGCTATATTTTGATTACCTGAAAGGTTACCTGTAAGGGAATTTACCCCAATTGATGTATTATCAGAGCCTTTTGTATTATTTAAAAATGCACTTTGTCCTAATGAAACATTATTATTTCCTGATGAATTAGATGATCCATTATTATAACCTACAAATGTATTAGTTCTACCACTTGAATTATTAGACCCAGCAAATGCACCAATAAATGTATTTTGAATATTAATTGATGAACCGATAGTTCCTTTTCTGCCAACATTTAATCCGATAAAAGTATTAGATGTATCAGAAACTGACCTTAATTCAATTCCTACACCAGCACTACTATTAGAAAAAGATAAAGATGCTGATGAATTACCAACTGAATTAATACTGAATACTACCGTGCCATCAAAATCAGATGTTGGAGTTACAACTAAACCACTAGTCGTGATTGCTTGTTGAGCAGTTGTATAACTACTTGTTCTGCCACTAGTATAAGTTTCTCCTCCATAAACTATTGTAATAGAACCAGCAGTTCTTCCTGTAATGGTTACTGCTACTCTATAAGTTGTTCCAATAACCGCAACTGATAAATCGGTTAAGTTTGCGGTACTTCCAACCGTATGCGTATATCCTGTCGAGAATGCAGTACCTGTCCAGTTTGTTCCACTTCCTGTTGTTGCTATCTCTGCTCCTAATGGTGCAGTATCTGATGCAGTAGTTCCTTGAATAGTTGTTAATCCATTTAATCTTGTTGAACCTGTTACATCTAATTTATATCCTGCATCTGTTGTAGAACCAATAAACAATGAACCGTTTAGATAGTTCTTTGCAGTACCCTCCATGTATATATTCCAGTTATTTGTGGCACTTGCTATTTTTCCAAAAAAACCATAATTATTTGTTGCACCAGATAATGGTTCACAAATAAATCCATATTGATTTGTTACGGTAGAACCAGCACCAAAAGTACCTTGCCCAGCAGTAAAATGTCTATAATTACCTAATGTAAATGTTGTTGCTTGGGTTGATGCTACATTTCTAAAACCATAAGCATCTGCAGTTACCATTGATTGTACTACTCCACCTTGTTGCACACCAAAAGCTACTGTATCCCCAGTGATAATTTTTGCTAACCTTAATACATTATTATAAATTGTTGAACTTCCTACACCTATACTTCCATTAAATAAAGCATCAGTTCCTAATGTAATAGTCGTACCACTATCTGTAATATTACTATTACCTATTCCGGTAGAACTTGTAAACTTGGGTATTGTATTTGTTGTACCACTTAACGCATTAGCCTTATTATTAAACGTAGTCCAATCAGTTGATGATAAATAACCATTAATTGATGTTGTTGCTACAGGAATAGATATAACTCCTGTAGTATTGGTATATACAATTGGAGATGTAGCTGATAATGATGATAAAGTTATATATCCTGCACCATTAGTAATTTGATTATTATTTGTTGGAATCGATATTACTCCAGTAGTTGAATTATAAGCACCACTACCTGCTATAAAACTATGTGCTGCTCTTGCTAAAGTATCTGTATATTGCGTAATTGTTGATGCAATACTAATAGATCCATTACCATTTGTTATTGAAATACCTGTACCAGTACTTAATGTACTTTTAGATAAAGTATTACCACTTGTATTACCAATCAATAATTGACCATCAGTATATGTACTTTGACCCGTACCACCTCTATTTGGTTGTACAACATTTCCATTCCAAGTAGCAGATGTAATACTACCTGCATAATCAAAAGTATTTGTACTCCAAGATACGTTTGCAGGAGCCTCAAAATGCCTATCCCAACTTCCTGCCGCTATACTATTATCAATTAAAATAACTTCACAATATCCACCAGATGGAACAGATACAACTAAAGTATTGCTATTGTTATTTACTAATATTGCACCACTACTTTGGTTGTTATTAAACAAGAATGATGCTCCATTAGATAATGTTGTTGCATCTGGCAATTTAATTGTTTGTCCTCCACTTCCATTTACTACAATTTCTGGTGCTGAACTAACTGTTAAAACTACTTGAGTTCCTGAAGCAGTAATATTAGAAAAAGCATTTAAAAAATTATTAGCATTTATGTTATTTGTTCCTAAATTAACATTACCAGATGCTCCTGTATAAGGTACATAAGTAGTTATTGCAGAACTTGATGTTAAATAAGTATTGGTATCATAAGATATTATTCCTGCAGAAGATTTAACAAAACCTGTACCGGATAAATTTGCTTGTTTAGTATTTAAAGCAGTTTGTAAATCAGTTTGATTAGATAATGTACCTGTAATTCCTCCCCATACTACTGCAGCTGTTGAATAAATTTGGACATAAGCACTACCATTCCACCTATACATAAAACTTGTATCACTTACAACATATAAAGTAGTTGTATCACCAATAGTAGGTAAAGCACTAAAAGAACTTGATAAAAAATAATTAGATCCAATAATATTACCACTTGTATTTGTAACATTAATAGAAACTAAATTAGGTGTTGCATTAATTTGAACATTATCCGAATTATCTGTAACAACTATACCTATAATATCATTCGCCATTATCGTGTAATTTCTTGAGTTATTGAAAATATTCCTGAAATATATGTCTTAACCGTATTGTCGGCAAATTTAATTTCTATATCATATTCATAATCATAGACAGGTATATCAATAATTTGAGTATTAATTTTAAATAAACCATTTATTGCAGATGTAATGGTAATGCCTGCACTTGCAACAGATGTTAACGATAAAGTAGATGTAACATCATTAGGATTAGTCCTTAATTGCATTCTAATGATTGCGCCTGTTAAATCTTTAGCAACACTATTAACCTTTAATTCAAAATTAACTTGATCAAATGTATCACCTTTTATATGGCTAAAATTAAGACTCATTTTCTATTTTTTTTAAATATAACTTTAACTTCTTTATGTTTTCTTTTTTTGGCTTATAAGACCCAGCCAACAAAATCACTTTCTTTGCTTGGGAAAATATCGGCATTGCTATTAGTGTTATATTCTGGATACAAATTATTGTTAAAACTCATGTAGTCTATAAACCTTCTTGTGTAATTTTGTGCAATGGATCTTTCTTTTTCTACTAAAAAATCTATTTCTGATTTATCAACATTTTGACTATTTTCAGATCCATGTTTATAAATTCCTTTGTTTGCAATTGTGTAAGCTGCAAAAGGTAAATACTCAACCATTGACCAATGAATTAACATTGGTTTAATATAAACATTTAAAAGCATTAAATAATTACCACTTAAAGTATTGGCAACTACATCAGCATTTATTTTATTAAATAATTTTGTACCTAAATAATTTTGAATATGAATATCTTGTGCCAACTTAACCCATTGAATAAAATTATCAGTATCTATATTGCCATTCAATGCAGTATATTTAATTAATTCATCCCTACTTATTAATAATGCAGTAGCCATATTTTATTTTGGTAAAAATCCTTTATTTGGCATATCAATTGGCCGTGTATAAACTAATTTGTTATTAGTTGGCAATATCTCACCTGCTTTTCTTGCTTGTGCTGGAGTTACTTCCACAGATCCTTTTCTTCTTGGATCTATAAATCTTTTATAAGTTTCCCTTGTCCAAAAATGATGACATGCTCCACCACCTTTATATAAGAATATATCATATGTATCTGCACCTTTAGGACCAAATCCTTCATTAACCGGCTTCTCACTCATTCGCATTATATCTTCTTTACGATACAACTTATTAGCAGCAGTCATTTTCTTGCAAAATAATCTGCTTTTTTCAGTTGTTTCACCCGAGTACCGATACCTCGACATGTATAATTTACCATCTTGCTCTGAACCAATATTAGGTCTTGCAGTTCCAGTACTTACAAATTCATATATCTTTGACATTAAAGATTTTTTAGGGTTATTTAATGCCTCTAATTCTGCATCTAATTGATCTTCTAAATCAAGATCAACCATTCTACTGTCAATTAATTCCCATTCGTTTAAATCAATGTCTTCACCAAATTCCTCAACATTTAATTCATCAATATGTGAAGATAAAGCCACCCCTGTTTTCTCTTGCACCTGCTCTGCACTTACATTAGGATTTAAATCAATAAACTCTAAAGGTTGCAAGGTTTTAAAATATAGATTTAAACTAATTTTGTTGTAAGCTAATATTTTATCTAACCCATCTAAAAATGTGTCTTGAAAATAACGAATAACCATATTATCAAATAAGGTAATTGCATTCTTTAACTCATCTGCATTAGAACTAAATCCATTTGAACTTGGTATTCCAAATTGTAAACCACTAACAACTCCATGTCCTAATAATATTTTAGATCTTGATTCTTCTGATAAATACTCATAATGCTTTGGTGCTTCATTTAAAGGAATCGAATCCAATGTAGTTTTTTTAGTTTCATCATTATTAAATGATACCACTACCTTCTTACCTTTAGACCCTGTTAATGTTTTGGTTACTTGTCTTGATATTAATTCCCTTTTTTCCTCATCAGGTATTCCGTTATTAAAATTGATTATGCTTGTTGGACTAAATCCATTTTGCACATCGTTAATTAAATAATCGGCTATTTCTTCCTCGAGTTTAGCATAAGGAATACAACCAATATAGTCAACATTAGAATAATATTTTTGGCCTACTGTATAATTACCTACATAAAGAATCTCTAATGTCTTATCGCCAAGTCCAAAAGCTGGAATACGTTTAGGAACAAAATTCTTTGTGTCTTCCCAATTATCACAATAGTAATAAGCCTCAACTTCACCTTTAGCATTGCATTTTTCTGCTCTTAAAAGTTGAACTGGTATATGTTCTACTCGAACAATTTCAGTCTTTTGTTTGTTATATATTAATTGAAACGCATATTGGCCTAATAACTTTAAATCAGAAATGCCTTTCTTAATAACATCCTTTCTGAATAGCATTATCATTTGTGCATATTCATTTGGCTTCTTATTCGAATCTGTTGCATCTAAACCACGACCATAGATTAACTTAACAATGTTGTTAATTACTGAATTGTTAGTCGTAGATCCATTATATCGATCAATTAAAAACTGAAAAAAGTTGTTATTTTCCCCAAATTCTACCCATTCATCTCGCTTTGACTCAACGATTTTAGGTTGTGAATATGCTTCCAATTGAATAAAATGTGAATTTAAATGGTCCTTCTTATTCATAGAATATTATTGAATCTGTATTTGTTGTGTATGTACCTGAATTAACCGAATAATTTTCAGCAATTTGATTTGTACAAAAAACTTTAATGTTATTTACCAAGTGATAATCCAATTTATTATTAATTACCCCGTAATATTTAATTTTAAAGGAATAAAAATGACCTTCTTTTAAATCAAAAACCATTTTAAACGTAGTATAAAAACTTTTCTTCTTGCAATTTATCTTATAAGATGTTTCAACATTAGTTGTTTCATTCTTAATAAATAAATAGTTGGCATCACCTATTCTTGTAGGAATAAATGATACTTCTTGATTGATTGCAGATGGTTTTAATACGATCATAATGTATAAACGCAAAAAAGTGTTTTTGTTTTCTTTTTAACGAAAAAAGGGAGCAAATGCTCCCTAATTTCAAACCAAACAAACAAAATTTATTAAACTCCAGATGTAACCGTTACGCCAGCAGCAGTTAAAGTAGTTGTAATAAAGTTTGCAGGTACTGGTTCTTCCCCTACAATTGTAATAGTGTAGCCAGACATATCGCCCATTGATGCACCTGTAACAATTGTACCGCCTGTAACATCAAGACCATTCTTTAAACCACAATAGAAAAGGTTTCCATTGTTATCTTCAACTATTGCTTGAGGTCTACCATATGCAAGTAATTTAATTTGCTTGTGGTCCTTAATAGTTAATTGCTTTAAACTTAAATTTAAAGTTTGGGTGAAAAAAGTAGTTCCATTTTCTCTTGAAGAATTAATGGTTTGCTCAAATGAACTTGATCCTTTCAAATCATATTTGAATCCAATTGGAGTTCCTGCAATTGCAGTAATAGCATCTGTATTTGTTGCATCGTATGTAACTCCAGTTGCATCTCCTTCAGTCATGAAATAAACTGCCTTTAATCCACCAACTGCTGTTTTACAAGGTTCTAATCTCCCCAAAGAAATATCGCAAGGCATATTGATTAAATTTTAAAGTGAAAAATAAGCACCCCAAATTAATGAGGTGCTATTTGAATTAATTTGCGGAATTTGTGATGCCATAAGTGACTATATCTGAAGCAAATCCGTATTGAACTCCAGCCGTCATTCTCATTACAATTCTAACATTCTGACTTCCGTCCATTGGACTTAAATCAATCACCTGAACTTCTGCAAGGTCAGAAAGTAAATTTGTACCAAAATACAAGTTAGATTTTTGAGTTGCAATTGCTTTAGTTGATGCTAATCCATCAGCTACAAAAATCTTAATACCGTCAAAAGTCAAACTTCCGTTATTGTACCATTGTGTACCCATTGCGTTAGTACCATTAGCACCTAAACCAGATGTTCCATAACCACCCAAAGCACGGATATAAGAGCGTGCAATTGATTGTGATACATAAAGATATAAATCATCTTTAGTGTATAATGAAGCAGGAATTGCATCAGCAATTTTACCTAGTTCGGCTATTACGTTAGAAGATGTAACAGTAGTACCTGCAATTTCTTGTCCTGAAGGCAAAGAAGCATCAGTAGTTAATAATGTAGAAATACCATTAAATTCACCTGCGTTAGCAGTAACACCTTCCCAAATGTTAGTTTCATTTTTAGCAGCAACTTTAGCAGCAACGTGAGCAACTAAAAAGTCTTGAAATGATTTAGGTAATACCTTAAATGCTGAAAATCCTTGTTCTACTCCTAACCAATCAGATACATAATCTTTCTTACATAATTGTAGGTTAACTTGAAATTCTTCTGGTGTTAAAATCTTTTCAGTAATAGTAACTGTCGATGTAGCATCGAAATCACAAGTTGCATCTTTCAAAATGGCATCAGTACCAATTCTTTTAATAACTTGCTTATAATTTACGTTTGGCTTTACTTCAATTCCACCACGATCGATAGTAGGTGAAGAAAGCAATGATGCCGCAATAATCTTATTTGCGTATTGACCGGCATAGGTAGTGGTTAAACTTGTAGTAGTTGCCATTTCTTAATTTGTAATTTAATTGTTATGAAAATATTTTTGTAAACACATTATCAAGAATTGTTTCAGGTCTATTTTGACCATATACAAATCCTTCCTTTTTTTCTTTTGCTTCAGGATTTTGAACAATTGGTTCTGCTCCTTCTTCTTGAGAATTTAATTTAATTTCCAATGCTTCTTTTTCTAATTTTAAAGACTCATTTTCTGCTTTAACTTCATTAATCTGTAATGATAATTCCGTTCTTAATTTTTCAATTTCTGCAAAGAAAGTTTCTTTACTAACTGATTCAACCACTCTTTTAGCTTGTGGTGCTTGTGGTGCAACTTCTGCCTCCACATTAATTTCAACAGGTGCTTCTGGCATATTAGTTTCTGCAGGTGTAGCCTCTTTAACTTCAGCTATAATACCTTCAACTTTAACTACCAAAACCTTTCCATCTTCTAATGTGTACTCGCCAATAGGCATTGGTACAATACCATCAGCAGTAACAATACCAACAGAAAAATCAGGTGCAAATTCTTCAGCTTCAACAATGGTAATTCCATCATCAAGTTTCATCTGCGCCAAATTAATCTGAAAGCCTAAAACTGCTTTAACTCGATTTTTTGTGCTTTTGTATTCCATATATTTATTTATTTAATTACTTACACTTGTAATAGTTCTTGGAGCATTTGTATTAACTATTATTGATGCTACACTTTGAACTAATGAACCAACTCCTTGTGATTGTAATTCGCCATCACAACAATCACTATTGTATGTGCCATCTGCACATAAACATCCTCTATTTCCACCTTTTGGACTTGATGATTTATCTTTACTCATTTTCTAATATGTTTAAAATTTGACTTACTAATTCTTCATCTTTAATATCAGGCAATAATTCCAAACTTAATTTGTCAGCAAAATAACCCTCAATAGAAAACCCTTTAATTTCACCACTCTTTGCTTTAGCCCAAACTTCTTCATTGTCTGCTTTCATTGATACCATCCAAGTTCCTTTAGGTAAACTAAACCCGTATGATTTAGATTTATCCATTTCAGGATCTGTAATTAGCCAAGATTCTACTAATGACATACCCTCTATTTTAGTTTTATGTTGTAAGGTAGCATTTGACTGATTGCCATTCTTTAAATACATTTGGCTTGCTTGCTCAACCGTACTTTCACTAAAATAAACTTGGTATTTAGATTCCCCATCTTTACGGAAAATCATTTTGTTAGGGATTAATGCTGGTCCCATTAATATTTTCTTTTCTGTATCAACTTCAGCTAAATTCATTTCGTACTCTTTAGCCAAAGTAATAAAGTTGCTTTCAATCGCAGGTCTATCCACCAAACTAATGGCTTCAATTCCATCCTCATCATTTGAAATTATTAGTTCTATGATTTTCATGATGTATAAACGTATATTTAAAATTTTGTTACATTTTCATTATCCTAAACTTGCAGACATAACCTTATTTCTGTCCAAAGATTGTTGAGAACTTATTTCAGATGAAACAACATAAGCCTTGATTGGTTGTTGACCTTGACCAACTACTTGTGCAATTTGATTTACTCCACTTGCCCCGACTACGTTGAATTGTGGTGCTTTTGAATATGCTGGGGTCATTTGTTGATTGCCAAAAGACATATCACTACCACTTGCATTACCAGATCTAATATCTTGAATACCTTTTACACCTGCACTTACTGCTGATAATCCAGCTGCAATTGAACCTGCTAATCCTACCCATGCCAATGGACTTGTTACGCCTCCATCTTTTACAAAATTCTTTTGTGCATTAATAGCAATACTTGCAATGGCAGCACCCTGTTCTAATATAATTCCTGCAATGGCTAACTCCTTATTCTCTCCAGCAATTTGCCTTAAACCTTGTCCAAGTTGCATGGCATAATTAACATATGATTGCTGGATATTTAATTTGGTATCTGCTTCTACTTGAGCAATATTTATTAATTCATCAGACTTCTTTTTTTCTAATGCTATTTCAGTATCAATTCTATCTGTTAATGATTTAAATAAAACGGTTGATACATTTTTTTGATTTTTTTGTAATTCTTCTACATAACCTGTATTTAATTCATTAACATTTGATAATCTATTATTATAATTTTTCTCATCATCTTCTTTTGCTTTATCAAGTAATTTTTGATTTCTTTCTAACAAATCTTTAATATCTTGATCTTGTTTTTTACCTGCTTCAATTCTTGCTAATCTTCTTTTTTCATTTTCTTCTTTTTCAGTTTTAGTTAATTCTTTAGTTCCTTTATTAAATCTTTCTATTGATTCATCATAATTTTTACTAAAATCATTAACAGAAGATTTAGCATCTTTCCAAGCACCACTAAAATCGCCAGATATTAACTTTTTTATTGAACTTCCAAGCATTCCAAGTGATTGGAATACGGCAGTAACTGAACTATAAACTACTCCAAATGCTTTTGAAACCATAGGTAAAGCATTTATTGCTAAATCAACTAACGTATTAAATAATGGTTCAATTGCATTAAATACTCCTTGAAATATTCTGCCTAATCCAGTAAATAATGGTTGTAATTTTTTGACTGCTTTTTCATTGTCATTAAATGCAGTAACTAATCCACCTACTAAAGAAACAAGTAATCCAATACCTGTTGCTTTTAATGCACCACCAAATGATTGTGTAGCAACCTTTGCATTATTTAATGCTGTTCCTAAAGCACCAATTGGACCACCAGCACTTGCTAATGAATCTACCCAATCAGATGATACATTTTTAGCAGATTTAATTTTGTCTTCTAAATCATCAATTTGATTATAAAGATTTTTAAATGCCTCTGTACCTACTTCTGTGTTTTTTAATTCTTTCTTTAACTCTTTTAATTGCTTAATAGATCCACCAATATTATTGGATACATTTAAATCAACTTCTATTTCTGTTGCCATTTTATTAATCTATTAATTTGTCTAAATCCTTTTTTCCAAGTCTTTGGAATTTCATTTTTACCCTTTGCAATCTCTATTGATTCATGAATTCCGTAATGATTATTAATCATTAATAAGTCTAATATGTTCTTTATCATAAACGTATTTTGTTTGTTTTTGTCTTATTTAATTAAGATTTAAAGATGATTTATTCCCTATTAATTCCCAATTATTAATATCTTGTTTATGTATATCCATTACAAAACTTGATGAACTTGTAGTTGACATATTTGTATCTATAAAAAAGCCACTTAATTTTTTACATAATACTTTTATATTATGAAACATAAATGAATCTCCATAAAAAACCTTTATTCCATTTGGAATATTAACCCAATCTTTTTTTAATATAAATATTAGACATCCCCAACCATATTCATGATTGTTCATATTAGTAATTGTTTTTTTATTATTAATATTATTATCATAATTATCTTTATCCATACCTATAATACCAAATTCAGTTTTATGATTAATTATAAAATCAAATATTTCTGTATCAAATTCTATGTCATCATTTGCAAGACAAATAATTGAATCTTCTTTACATTTACTAACACCAAAATTCCAAGCAGGATTGACAAATGTATTTTCTTCAAAAGAATAAACTATTACCTTTTTAGAATTTATGCCTAATGGATAATAAATATTAAACTCATTTGAATTATCTATTATATGAATTCTATAAATATTAGTATTGCCAATATATCTATGAATCATTTCAAATATTTTATCAGACTTCCACATTGTTGGTATTACTATTTCAATCATAATAATGGTGAGTTTAAACCTGCTTTTTGTACTTCGTTATAATAATAGTAACTACTTCTATTCTTATCTAATTCTAAATACGTGTTATATGGTAATTTATTTACGTATTCTCCTTTATAAAACATACCACTTTCAGAATCAGGCACCCCAGCATTATGAAGAATTTTGTATTTAACTGAATCCGATATATCACTTGTGGACCATCCAAAATCTAATTCCTTAACTACCTTCGTTTGATGACCAAAGAACCACGCATTGTAAAGCAATGACCACATACCAGCAGTCCATTTTTGTATTGGATAATCATGCTCATGCTTTTTGACATAGTAAGGTTCTTTGTTTATAAAATATTGGTATAAACTAATCGAATCCTTTTCGACTTTATCCCAAAAATTATAATCTGTTCCTTTTACAATATACTGCGCCCCTCCACTATGGTCATTCATTAGTTTAGGAATTAAAGTATCAATACCAACAATCCTACACATATCAATCAAGAGATCTTCTCCTTTTTGCATGATATAATCATAGTTTATGTAACTATTTGTATTGCTTAAATACCAAACTTTATCTCTTTCAAATTGTGAATAATCTGGAGTACCGGTAAAGACTATATCCGAATCATGCAAAAATAAAACTTCATCTTTTAAATGTGGATTTGATGCAAGATGTTGCTTCATCAAGTTAAAATAAATGGATGGAATATAAATACCATTTTCTCTTGTGTCTTTATAAAAGAAAAATCGTATTGTATTATAATGTTGTTGCAATCTTCTCCATTTGCTTAAATCATCATTAGTGTATCCTAAAACAATATCTATATAATTAGGATTAATACCATGCGACATAAAATTATTTATGACAGTTTCTATTTGCCATAAATAATAATCATTCGCAGGTTGACAACAGATATACCTCATATAAATATTAACTTGGAATTAATCCTCCATTTAATGATCCACCAATTATAATACTT